TTTCTTAAATAATCTGTTTGTAGTATATTTAAATACATTGTATAACTTAATAATAATATAGTAATTATTTTCATAATCGATGATGTTACAAAATAGTTGCTTAAGGGGCTAATGATAAATAATACAATTAAAAATATCGATATTGCTGAACATGTACAAACTTTTTTTGTGGTATCTGTAAAAGCGTTTAAACTGAAATGTTCGTTAGAGTTCATATAATTTTATTATATAATTTTTTTTTATTAAAATATATATAATGAGTAAAACACGTAAAAATAGAAATACATTAAATAAAACACGAAAAAATCGAACATATTCAATGAGTGACTATAAAAGTGGTGATGGAATGCTTACAACTGTCTGGGGACCAGCTATGTGGCATTATTTGCATACTATGAGTTTCAATTATCCTGTTGAACCTACTATTGAAAATAAAAAACATTATCGTGATTTTGTTTATAACTTAAGACATGTATTACCCTGCAAATATTGTAGAATTAACTTAGCTAACAACTTAAAAAAGAAACCGTTGCTTATGTGTCATATGCGAAGTAGAGCTACATTCTCTCGATATATTTATGAGTTACATGAATTAGTAAATAAAATGCTTGGAAAAAAATCACATTTATCGTATTGTGATGTGAGAGAAAGATATGAACATTTTAGATCACGATGCACTGATGAGAAACCCAAAATATTTACATTCAAGAAAACATCAACTCGCAAGAAAAAAGAAAAAGGATGTACTGAGCCATTATATGGTAAAAAATCAAAATGCATTATTAATATTGTTCCACAAGAAGATAAAACTGCAACCTTTCAGATGGATAAAAAATGCATCAAGAAGAGAGAATAATTATATTATTTTAGGTTCTAATTAATTAAAATAATGTATTTATATAATATAATGTCTATAGAACCAACAACAACTACAACAACAATAACAGGGACTAAATTATTAGATTTAACACCAGTGTGTTTACAAAATACTAATAATATAATGAACACGTTAATATTTATGTGTTTAGACCAAGGACATGATTTTAGAGATAAAAGTAGTAGAACTCTTAATAAGGGAGTTCGTGGGTGGGTAGATATTGACTTTAGAGGTGCAGGATATTTGAACAAAATATTAGAAAGTGACTTAGACACAACATACGCACCAAATGAAGGTGATAATAGAATTGAATCCCCTGTAATTTTTGGAAAACAACAATTTGTAACAGGATTAATAAATACAACTTTTATGGGTGGTAATGGTACTTATGGTTTGGTATTACTTGATGATGTATATTATAATACTATTATTTCACAATCTGAATCCGATTTGGGATCTGCATCCGATTTGGGATCTGCATCTAGTTCACAACCTGTAACCGATTCGGAAACTAATATAAAAAAGGATGAAATAGTCTCAAACTTTATTATTGATAAATTAACCGAAAGAATTCAAAGCGAAAATGAAAACGAATTAATTACTTTTTATTTTGGAATTAATGCTGAAAATTATTTCATATTATCTAAAGGTGATGACATTGGTTCAGAAGGAATAACTATTTTTGATAATTTAGGCGGTAAGGATGTTAGTTTTCTGTTTCTTCCATTGTATAAACGAGCATATAATAAAGGAATGCATAAACTTTGGAATTTTAATACAAAAAAACATATTTTTGTTGTGAATTTAGATGAAATGTATATAACAAGAAAAAATAGACCATCAGAAACGGTGTTTACTATTAATAGCAATAGAACTAAAATTTCATGTAAAAAATTAACTACTATTGATTTAATAATTCCGACATATACCTTTAACACTATGGGAGATTATAAAGATGGAATTGCTAATTTTTTAAAAGGTTTAAGTGTTCATATAAAAAAAAAAAAAGGCACTGATTTATTTACTACAATAGCAGAAAGAGATTTAGGCGTTTCAAATATTCATAAATTATTTGAAGACCAAAGATTTACAAAAGAAGATATAGATGTAATTTTAAATTATTTTTTAAAAACTTTATTTGAAGGAGGAGATGGTATATCTACAACAGAAGCAGATGGTATATCTACAACAGAAGCAGATGGTATATCTACAACAGAAGCAGATGGTATATCTACAACAGAAGCAGATGGACCGCTAAGTATAGAATATAAAATTAATGCATCAGATGGAATAGGATATTTTACTCTAAAAAATTTAGCAAATACACAATTAAATACACAATTATATAATTGTGTTCCAAGAGGTGTAAAATATTGGTTTGAGGATTGCCATAATCAAGCATTTAAATATTTTGTAAAATTATTGTATGCTTATCAGAAACCGTTTATTCATCCTAGGTATAATATTACTAATCCAAATCTAGTTGTCAATGAAGCTTTAGGTAGTATAAAAAATTTAGATGATATAAAAAGAAAAATTTTTAACATTTTGTTAACTCCTTTACCAGAAACTTCAGAAGGACCAAAAACTAATCTAGAAAAATATATTACTTACAAAAATGATGGTGAAAAATTAGACGACGTTTCTCCGTTTATATTGAAACAATATGGTGTAATTCCAGACACAACTATTGGAACCGGCAAGAAACATACAACAATCAATTATTTAATTAATTCATTAAACAATGTTCCTAATGATACTACATGTAAGTCCGACTCAACAAATATGGTAGGTGGTGCTAAAGGCGATTTACAATATTTAACAGATTTATTTCCGAATGATAAAAAAGCTATAACTCTAATTGAGACCGCAAGCGATTTTAATGCTACAACTAAAAACTCAATAAAAAAACTTTATCAACAAATACAAGAAAAACAAGATGAAAATGCAAAAAAAATATTAATTGATTATGTAAAAAAAACTTTTGCAGAAGATGGAATTGACTTTGATAAATTCTTTAGTGAAAAAGATCAATCTGAAGCAAAATCTGACGCAGCAAGTAAAAAAGATCAATCTGAAGCAAAATCTGACGCAGCAAGTAAAATAGATCAATCTGAAGCAAAATCTGAAGCAAAATCGTTATTTGATAGAGGAGATCAATCATCATCTGCTCAAACAACCGGCGAAGCCGTATCTGAGACGGCTGATAGTAAACCCGTATCTGAGACGGCTGATAGTAAACCCGTATCTGAGACGGCTGATAGTAAAGATGCATCAATACAAACTATTCCAGTAGAGGCCAAACCTGTTACTACAGTTTATTTTAATAATATTGACAATGTTGATAAATATTTTGATTTAAATTTAAAAGCTGACGATAAATTGATGGATAAACCATTTGTTAAAATTGGTTCAGAAACCCCCAATAAAAATATCCAAGTTTATGAGACCGAATACGCAAATAGTCTACAACAATACTACGATTTTATTCCACAAACTAATTCATCTGGCGAAAACAAAAATTATTTTAAAAATTGTTGGCAGACTATTGATTTTTTTGAAGAGAAAAAACCAGAAACAGAACAAAAAGGAGGCGATGATGATAATTATCAATATCCTTACCGTTTTACAGTAACATCAGCACAAATTGATGGTTCTCTACAAGGTGGTCAAAGTATACCACAATATCATCCTCCAGAAGTAGATATTTATATGCCTATTTTTGAATTAGAAGGTGATGGTAAATTAAAAGGAATAATAGCGAGAATGGTTTTTGTTAAAGAAATACTTGCAAATGCAATAAATTCTAAAAGTCGCGCAGTAGTATTTTGCCATTTTGTCTATGTTGATTTTGAAAGTCTTGGAAAAGATGATATTGATGATGTAAGTAAATATCCAACTGCTTTAAAGGAATTACTCGAATATACAATTAATAACACTTATTATGTAAATACTAACGATGAATGTATTAATTTGGAAGCATTAAACGCAAATCCAGACATAAATGCTGATGACCAAATTGATTTTAAGATTAAACTAATAAACCCTGAAACACCCTCATCTATTGGTGAGAGAAAATGGTATAAATATTATACTTATACATCTGGTCCAGGTGTAAAAGAACATTTTGTTCCACCAACAGACTACAATACTATTGGAGATATTTTATATTTTAGTAAAGATGTTGCTAATAAAATCGCAAATGTTGGAGATAAATTAATTAAGAATAGTGGTAAGTTAAGAAAAGCTTTTGGAGCTCCAGAAGATAACTCTGAACATACTCAGTCGATAATAGATGCACATCCTGGAGCTGTTTTATTTGTAAAACTATTTTTAATAAGAAATAAATATACTGGAGATAAAAGTAGAGCAACTGATACACTATTTTTAAATCAAACTAAATATTTAGAAGGTATTCAGATATCAAATGATGAAAATACATTATTTAATGCTAACATGTTTGGTCAAAATACAATTTGGTCTACTAGTAAACAAACCGTATTTAATATGGCACCATATTTAACTAAGAGTGGAAAAATGCCAATTAGCGGTGGATTTTATATTAATACATTATGTCAATCTTTGAGAGGCAATCCAAGTATAAAAATAGAAGCAATTCAATCAGAGGACTCATTTAGCGATGATGAATTGATAAGAATGGAATATAAATCATCTATTGTAAGTAAAATATCTGGAACAGATAAGATACCTGGATTGTATGAAAAATGTAAACTAGAAACCAACCAGACATACCAACAATTTGAATTTAATTTAATTGACGCTTTAATAAAATATGGTGAATTTCAAGAAAATTATAATGATTTTTCAAAATTATATAATAACTATGATAAAGATCTTTCAATTCTTGATGCATCCGGAGGTGTAAATTATTTATCTACTACAACAGAAAATATACCACAATGGTATGAATTTAAAAATTTTCTTGATGACATTGTTAAAACAACTAAAAAATGTCTAGATTCATTAAAAGACGCTAAAGGAAAGATACAAGAAATGATACAAAAATTGGTGACATTTTTTAATAATATCAAACAAAATTGCAGTAGTTTTAATGAAAGTAGTCTTAGTAATTTAATTTTTTATATTGTTGAAAATATATCTTGGTGGAATATTAAATATTATCAAGATATAATTATTAAACAATATTGCTATATGTGTTTAAAATTGCTTTGTAAAATTCAGAAAGAAATTTCTAACAACAATATTTGCCAAATTAAGAAGTCTGCTCTCGAAAAAGTTAATAAATATTTTAATACAAGAAAAAACGAGATATTAACAATTGAAATATCTGATTTAACATTTCCAACGGATTGGCTCTCAACTCAGTTAACTAGAGAAAGGAAACCTGCATCGCAATCAATAACATCACCTGAAAAACCTGTGTTAAAATGTTTACCACAAAATTTGCGTAGTTTTGAATTTTGTAAAGGTGATCCATTGAGTTGCCAAATTGATAAACCTGCGGAACTACCGCCAAAATTAGAAGTGTCTATTAATTCAACTAAAGAAGAAATAAAATTAAATGAAGATAGATTAAAATTGTTGTCTTCAGAAATTATACAAATTTTATCCAGCGATAATCCGGATATTGCTAATATTAATGGTGTTATAGATAACATATTAGGAGTTAGTGAAACTGGAACACCAACAGCAGCATCAATTTCACCGGATGTTTTATTCACACGACAAACAAAGGGAGCACCTGTTAATAGGACAGAACGTGTAGAAGTCAATGGAACAGGAAAAAAAGAGGAAAAAACTGAACAAGTCACTAAACAAGTCGCTACAACAAGTAAACAAAGAGGTAGACCTCGCAAGCAAACGCCAACAACAGATGACACAGTAGGTGGAATGAACGGCAATATTAATGCGGAAGAGTTAAATCTTTTCTATGAAAATAGCTACAAATGCAATGTTGGTAATTATTTGAAGGGGTTTGTTAAAATAATAACATCTATTAATAAGCAATATGTTGATTCAAACATAAATGAAAATGAAACAGTAAAAGACATAATTGTTAAAATATTATTGAAAGATATAAATTTAATAAACTCGTCGTATGTGCCACTTTTAAATGCAGATAAAATTGTTGATACAATTAATGAGATAGATGGAACGTATACTGTTGAACAAATGAACACTATAAAAAATTTATATTCAAGTCAATTGGAGTTGTATTCTTTAATAAATACAGTTATAAATATTGATTATCAAAATGTAGATGAGAGACAATATCTTGTTGATTTAATAAATGAAAATATAAATGAAAATAGATATAATGATTTAAATTTGCCTTTTACAAAGTTGGAATTATTAAATGCAATTTTAACAAGTGATACAGCATCATTATTAAAACAGCCTGTTAGTCAACCTGTTAGTCAGCCTGTTAGTCAACTTGTTAGTCAACCTGTTAGTCAGCCTGTTAGTCAGCCTGTTAGTCAACCTGTTAGTCAACCTGTTAGTCAACCTGTTAGTCAACCTGTTAGTCAACCTGTTAGTCAACCTGTTAGCCAGTCTATTAGTCAGCAATCGATAAAGCCACGCTATATTGATTACAGAACCATGTATCCCGATATACAAAAAGATAATTATGGTCAAATGAGAAATTATTTTGACCAGACGGTAAGTGTATTTGGAGGTACTATTAAGCATAAAAGAAAACAAGTCAATAAGACAAGAACAAATAAAAGAAAAAATAAAAAAGGAACCATAAGGAAAAGAAAAGTAATAGTTAGAAAATATACAAGAAGACGTTAAAATTATTAAATTATTTATTGAATAAATAAAATAATTTAATTTACATACCAAATTGAGAGAAATCATTTAGAACTGGAGCAGGCAAGTATTCATTATTTATAGCATTATAATTAGGAACTTTTTTGCATTCAAACGCAGGTTCAGGACATCTGGCGCAAGCTGGACATGGTGGACAAGGTTCTTGTCTTGGGCATGCAGATGATGTAGGACAAGCAGGACATACAGGTGGGACAACTTCTGACTTTAAAATATATAAATCTTCTTGTCCTGGCGGGATTTGACTAGCAGGAATACCAGGCGGTAATGTACTTGAATAATTACTAGAAGTAGTGCCAGCAACTGTATTACCGGCAGGTCCTTGAGCATAATATGCAGTATTACCATATGGTCCGGTTACAGAACCTGCACTTCCGCCATAAGGGCCATAATATTGATTAGATGAATATCCATTATTGGTTGTACCAGCAACTGTATTACCATATGGTCCTTGAGCATAATAAGCAGTATTACCTTGTGGTCCAGTTACAGAACCTGCACTACCACCATACGCTCCATCATAAGTTTGAGTGCTGTAACCAGTGCTTCCGTAATATTGAGTAGAAGTATCTGTATAATTATTCTGACTACCTGATACATTATAGTAATAAGTTCCAGAAGAGGTTGTTACTTGAATAGCTTGTTGACCATTATTTGTATTTACAACAGTTGCTGTGGCACCGTTAGGTCCATAATAAGTTGTAGCAGATCCATTATTACCGTAATAGTTTGTGTAACTTTCTACAGTAGATGACGATGCATCAGTTGATTGTTGTGAAGAAGTAAAAGTTACTGGGGTTGAACTACCTGGTAGTACTATTTGTAATGATTGTGAGCCGTCGCTGTTAGTAGTTACGGATGCTGTAGTTCCTTGTGGTCCATAATATGTTGAACCTGGTGACAATTGAGTTGAACTTCCGGTGTAATGGTTATAATTATCATATTGATTTGATGAACTAGTAGAAGATCCACTTCCGGACATTGTAGAAGATCCACTTCCGGAAGAAGATCCACCGTTTTGTTGACCATTTCCAGATAAGTTAAATGTAATATTACCTGTTAATCCTTCTTTTCCGCAATTACCTCCTAAAAAGGAACATAATAAAAGGCCTAACAATAAAATTAGGAATAGAAATAATGCTTCAGTATTCATTGTATAATTTATATAGTGAAAAAAGTTTCAATTATATGTGTATAATAATAAAAATTGAATTGATTTAAAATTAATTATATATATTATATAGCAAACATGAAGACAGACTATGAGCCAGCTGAAATTATTGATGATTCTTCTGATGAAGAATATATTATAATGAAAAAACCCAAAAAAATGAAAGTTGTTAAACCGAAAGTTCAGAAACCACTACTAAAGAGCTGTCATAATGAAGACGAAAAAATTATTGAAATTGGCGTAGATGAAGCCGGGAGAGGTCCTTTATTTGGGAGAGTTTACACGGCAGCAGTTATTTTACCTAAAGATGATAGTTTTGACTATTCTAAAGTGAAAGATAGTAAAAAATTTCATTCCAAAAAGAAGATTGAAGAAGCTGCTGAATATGTAAAAGAAAATGCATTAGCTTGGTATGTAAGCTTTGAAGATGAGAAGAAAATTGATGAAATTAACATTCTACAAGCAACTCAAATGTCTATGCATAATTCTATAAATGAGGTTCGTAAAATTTACAGTAAAAAATCCAAAGATAAAGAGAGATTTGAAAAAAGGGATTATAATTTCAGTTTATTGATTGATGGAAATTATTTTAATCCAATAACCTCTTTCAATAAGGAGACAAATAAAATAGAAACTGTTCCTTACATGACAGTAGAAGGGGGTGATAATAAATATGCTTCTATTGCGGCGGCTTCTATTTTGGCAAAAGTATATCGAGATAAATATATTGAAGAATTGTGTGAACAAAATCCAGAATTATCTGAGCATTATGGAATTGATTCAAATAAAGGCTATGGAGCAAAAAGACATTTAGACGGAATAAAAGAGCATGGCATTACGATATGGCATCGAAGAAGCTTTGCACCTTGTAAGAATTATATTTAAGTATTATAATAAATTAAATTATAAAATACAATTTATTATTTATGATTTCTGTTTTTTCTACTTTTTAAATTTTTTTTATGGCTTCTCTTTCTTTTTCTTGTTCTATGTTTTTTCATTTTTCCTGCTGTAAATACTTCTTCAACATTTTCTATAGTGTGTGGTTGAACATCATACTCAGGTTTAACCCTCCCATCATTGCCTATTGTAATATTTCTAAATTTAAGCATTTCATTTCTATTGATTTGAACGAATGTTCCTGTAAAAACATTTCCTGAAACTTTAGTTATTCTATATCGTCTTCCAGGCACTAAATTATTAATATTAGTTGTCATATATATTTAATATATTTAAAAATAAAATTGATTTTTTAATTGTTATTAAATCAAATATAAATACTTAAAAATAACGCGATAAGTTTAACGTAATAATAAATGCGAATTCTAGTGTTTGATACAGAAACTACTGGTTTACCACAAACCAAAATATTAAATCCAGATACATTGCATCAATGGCCAACTATAGTTCAATTTAGCTACATTATTTATGATTTATCTTTAAATGATATTATAGAATCAAAGGACTATATTATCAAAGTTCCAGAAAGTATTTTAATTTCTGAAGAATCGTCAAAAATTCATGGAATTACTAACGAAATAAGCTATAAAAAGGGTATTTTAGTTGATGAAGTTTTGAATGAGTTCTTCTATTATTTAAGAGATGTTGATTGGATTATTGGACATAATGTTAGTTTTGATATAAATATGATTAAAGTTGAGCTTCTTAGAATTATTTATAATAAGAAGTTAACCACACAACAATTGAAGACGTACAAGTATGATTTATATTTTATAACCAATTACAAAAATATATGTTGCACTCTACAAGATTCAATTCAATTTTGCAATATTCAAGCTATCGATAAATTTGGAAGACCATATTTAAAATATCCAAAGCTTGTAGAATTACATCAAAAGTTATTTGATAGCTCACCAAGTAATCTTCATAATTCATTTAATGATATTTTGGTTACACTCAGATGCTTTATGAAGTTAAAACATGATTCTGATTTGTTGCATAGTTGTAATTCATTTAAGCAGATTGCAAATGAAATATGTTTAGTTTAAATTTATATTAATGTCTTATTATAAATTTAAACTAATTTTGTATTTTTTTAAATATTTATGCTGAACACATTTCGCAAATTTCATCCCTCTCATCTGTGTCTTGTTTTTGTTCTGGTTCAATTGTAAATTGCTGAGCTTGATGCTTTGCCTTTCTTCTTAGGTAATAAATACCCGTCTTTAATCCTTTCTTCCAAGAGTAAAAGTGCATTGACGTTAAGGTGTTATAATTTGGGTCTTCAATCCATAAGTTTAAGCTCTGACTTTGACAGATATAAGCACCTCTATCAGCTGCCATGTCAATAACGTGCTTCATCGGAATTTCCCAAACGATTTTGTATTTATTTCGAATATGTTCTGGTAACATAGTGAGCTGTTGAACTGAACCCTTATTCGCAATGATATTATTTTTAATTTGTTCGTTCCAATGGCCTAACGATATAAGCTCTTTCATTAGATATTTATTTACAACGACAAATTCGCCGGCTAAGGTGCGTCGACTATATAAGTTGCTAGTGAACGGCTCAAAACATTCATTGAATCCTAAAATTTGTGACGTAGACGCGGTTGGCATCGGAGCCACTAAGAGTGAATTTCTAAGACCATGTGTTTTAATAGATTCCTTCAACTTTGACCAATCATATCGGTCTGTTGGTGTGGTAGACCACATATCAAATTGAAGAATGCCTTGTGATGCTGGTGAACTACTAAATGAACAATAAGAACCTAAGTGTCCATTATCAAAATAGTTAGCAGTTTTTTTATGTCCTTTTACTAGCGTTTCATATTCCCATTCATTTAATATATCTAATATATCAAAACGTTCACGACCCTTTTCTAATATCCATTCTTTTCGTTCAATTGCTATTTCATTACTTCTCTCTAAAGAAGCGTGGTAAATGGTTTCAAAGATTAATTTATTTACTTCTTTTGCTTCATCTGAATGAAATGGAATATCCATTAAAACAAATGTATCTGCTAAACCCTGTACACCAATGCCAATAGGTCTGTGTCTCATATTACTCGCTCTAGTTTTTGCCGTTGGATAGAAATTAATATCAATTACTTTATTCAAATTATTAGTAACTACTTTAGTGACTTCATGAAGCTTATCATAATCAAATAGCTTGGTTTCCGGGTTAACAAATGTAGGTAACGCAATTGATGCCAAATTGCAAACAGCAGTTTCTTTATCATCAGAATATTCAATAATCTCGCAACACAAATTAGACGATTTAATGGTTCCTAAATTTTGTTGATTTGACTTAGAATTAGCAGCATCTTTATATAACAAATATGGTGTGCCAGTTTCCATCTGAGAATCTAAAATCTTAAACCATAATTCACGTGCATTTATTTCTCTGCGAGCCTTACCTGATGATTCATAGCTTCTATATAGGTCTGCAAATTTTGACCCATATACGTCTGATAATCCAGGACATTCGTGTGGACAAAATAATGACCACTTACCATTATCTCTTACTCTCTCCATAAACAAATCCGAAATCCATAAAGCATAAAAGAGGTCACGTGCCTTCATCTCTTCATCTCCATGATTCTTTTTCATCTCTAAGAAATCCTCAATATCTGCATGCCAAGGCTCTAGATAAATTGCAAATGAACCATTACGCTTTCCACCTCCTTGGTCAACATAACGTGCAGTATTGTTAAATACTCTTAACATTGGAACGAGACCATTTGAGGTACCGTTTGTTCCTTGGATATGTGTTCCCTTTGCTCTAATATTATGAATATGCAAACCAATTCCACCAGCATATTTTGAAATCATAGCACAATCATGTAATGTATTATATATACCATCCAAACTATCATTCTCCATAGCAATCAAATAGCAACTTGATAATTGAGCTCTTGGAGTTCCTGCGTTAAAAAGCGTAGGAGTGGCATGAGTAAAAAACTTCTGTGACATTAAATCATATGTTTCCTTTACCAATCGTAAACATTTATCTTGGTCTTCGACATCAGTATCTCCGTGAATTCCAATTGAAACTCGCAACCACATATGTTGTGGTCTTTCAACAATTTTATTGCCAACTCTAAATAAATAAGCTCTCTCTAATGTCTTAAAACCAAAAAAATCTATTAAATAATCTCTATCATGGCAAATCATTTCATTTAATGCAGTTTCATGTTTTTGCACAAATGTCCATAAGTTATTAGAAACTAACGGTTTATTCTCTCCATGAATATTTTTAAACTCATATAAAGATTTCATAGCATTTGAGAAGATTGGGTCTGTGTTCTTTTGATGATTTGAAACAACAATACGACCAGCGAGAGAAGCATAATCCGGATGATTTGTTGACATTACTGCACATTGTTCTGCAGCCAATTCATCAATCTTAGATGTCGGTATCTTATCATATAATTGGTCAATAACTTTCATAACCAATGATTGATAATTGATATGAATATTTGCTTCTTGACCTAATTTTCTAATTCTATTTAAAATCTTATCAAATGTCAAGTCTTCAAGCTCACCATTTCTCTTGATTACACGCATTTCAGTTGAATTGTCCATTATATATAAAATTTAATACAATATTTTTAAACCGATTTCAAATTAAATAAAAATTGATTTTTATAAACTATTTAAATAATAAATCATAAGTAATAGAATGTCGCTTACTGTTAAACACGTTAATGTTCCAGAAGGTTTTAACTTCTCAGTTAGAATGAGAATTAATGATGGTCTTTTATTGCTAATTAATAAATATTATAGACCTTTACATGTGAACCTAATTGATGGTTCAGTATTTGCTACTCCAAGAACCGGAACTTATACTTGGGATGGCATTAATTGTTTTGTTTATAATCAAGAAAAATCTGGTTATATGGAATTATATTTTTATGAGTTAGAACATTATAATTTATTGGTAGAAATTTTGAAGAGTAAAGAACATGTTAAAGTTGAACAAATTAAAAATAAATTATATAGATATGATCCTCGAAATGGATGGGTTCTTACTGAGACATATTCATCATTTGATGAGAAATATTTAATTGGTTATACAGATTATTTTAAGTCAATTGAAAAAGATATTGATAGTCATAAAAAGAATACAAGATTACTGAAGCTAATCGGAGAATATAAGAGTTTGACCTACTTATTATATGGTGCTCCTGGAACTGGCAAGACAACTTTAATTAAAGCTTTGTCATCTAAATATAATATGGATGTATTTGTCGTTAATTCTATCTATGCAAAGAGTTCAAATTTGGGCCAAATGTTGAATCCAGGAAAAGGAAAGGATAAAAATGTTATCTTATTATTTGAAGATTTTGATAGATTTATTGAAAAAGAAGAAAATAAAGAATTAATGGGAATTATTTTGAATGCATTAGATGGTTTTGATGATACAGACAATACTATTCGGTTCTTTACTGGCAATAATTGTGAAGTCATCTTTAATGAACAAGCGCTTATTAATAGAGTTAGTGGTAAATATAAATTTGGTTATCCTGATAGAGAGATGTTTAGAGCTAAACTTTTGAAGTTGTTTATTATTTCTAAGTTTAATGAAAATAAAGATTTTAGTGTAGAAAACATTTATACCGAATTAATGCAAAAAGATATTGAAAAAATGGAGAGATTTTTGGATTTGATTGTCGATAAAAATATAACATTAAGACCGTTCACATCTTATTGTATTCGATATCTATTTAATGAAAATTGTTTAGATGATATGATTGAAAATATTGCAGACTTAACTGGAACTGTTTAAATTTACAAATATACAATTTAAAAATATATAAATTATATATATGAATCAAATAATTTTTTTATTGATGTTAATAATATTAGCACTTGGACTTCCATTAGTATTTAATTTTTCCTCATTAGTTGAAGGCTATTCAAATTATAAAACAAGCCAAGCTATGGGTGGATATCCTAATGCTCAAACTCAGGTTTTAGTTCAAGATACTTATCCTCCAATTGGCAAAAATCAAATATCAGATGATACAGCAAATGATATTTGGCAATACTACCCTACATTTACATTAGGTTCTTATGACCAAATTACAAATAATATAAGATATCCAAGAAATCCTGATATAGGTAGATGCACACCGGCATCAATGTGTGGTGCATTATATCATCAAAAAGATTTAGGAAGTAATACTATCACACCTTTACCTCCTGTTTCTGAAACAGGAACAAGAGTTGGTTACTTTACAACAGATGAACAATTAATTGATAGCTTACCATTTAGCAGTGATGGACCTAATATTCTGTATTAACTTTATAATTAGTTTAATATTTAATTGTAAAGTTTTAATGTCTTCTATGAGTTCTTCTTTTTCCGCCTCTTCTTCTCTTTCTTGTTCCTGCAACCATATTTGATGAAAAACTCATTTTATATTTATCAATAATATCTTGGACTTCACCAACGCTATTTGCATTATTTAATTCTTTCTTAATAGTAGCCCAATCCTTTTTAGTATTTCCCTTTTTAATATTGTTGTCAAGAAGTGTCATTATTCTACTAAATGACAATGAAACACGTCCTCCTGCTCCATCTCTAAATTTTTTGTCTTTATCATCAACCCATGATTTTACAACTTTCTCTTCAACCGATTCTACTGGAGGAGAGTCTTCTACAGCAGGAGAGTCTTCTACCGCAGGAGAGTCTTCTACCGCAGAAGCTCTTGAACTCTTAAGTTCATTTACTTGTTGCTGGATACTATCTAATTGAGATTGAATATCATCAATTTTATCACCGCCCCTCTTAGTTCTACTATGACGCACCATCTATAAATTATTAATATATTTTATATTATTTCTAAATTATTCTAATCTATTTTAATTACTTTTAAAAAACAAACTTCCTTGTCATCGACATAAGGTTTTGTAGGTTGTTCTTTCTTAGCTTTCTTAACAGGTGCTCTATGCTCATAACCAGTCACACGTTCTTGTTCAATTATATTCCAAATCTTTTCTAACTGACCTACGTTTTTATTAAACCAATCTTTATTTCTTAATACTAACACACAGCTTAACTTTTCTAACCTCCAGTAAATAAATTTCATAAATGTATAGTTATAAGGTTCAGATTCATATTTATGAATAGTTGTCTCTTCCCAATTTGCAACATCCTCTTGCGTCCATGTATCTAATGGCATATATTCGTAGTGTGGTCTACCTTCTTTTGTATGAAAATATATAATTTGTCCTTTATAATTACCATCTGATGTTGTTACATAACTATTAAATTCAATACCTTGATAAAATGCTTTTGATGAATCGCTCATATAGGTATCATAATTTGGATATTCAACAAACTTTGTTTCCAAAAAATCACACTCATCTAAGTCACAAACTTCCATTTGTAGTTGCATTTGAACCCAATATTCTTTCTTTGGAATACCGTTAATTTCACGATTAACGATATTTTTAATTTCTAACATGCGACCATATCGTCCTGTTTTAGATTCGATTACAATCCCATCAGGAGACGCTCCGATAAACTTATATACTGAATGTTGAATACACCCAAAATCTTCCACTTTTGAACCATACATATGCTCATATATTAGAACAGATAATGGTTCGTATTTTTGCCCCCAATGTAATGTAGTATTCGTATTTACCATTTTTATTTCTTCGTCATCATTTTCAGCATTAAAATCTTTTAATGGTTGACATTTTTCATAAATAAGTTGATTTATTGTACTTTGAGATTCAAATGCTTTCCATGCATTACTTGCAGTAATTAAGTTCCAGCGAAATTTATACCATTCTGGTGTTCTTTGAACTGGTTGCGGTATTTCTCTTAACCCTTGAATTTTCTTCTTTATTATATTTATCTCTTCCACATTAGCTTCACTGCAATTTTCGTCTTCTTCTTCGATTATTGGTTGTATAGAACGTTCTGGATGAAATGTTGTTATGTAGATATTGAATGCATCTTCTAATAAATCATTCATATCATCTTCAATATAATCACTATCTAAAATATGGTCTTCCATTTGTATATAGAACATCTCTTTTATTTCTTCTAGCAAAATCTCGTGAAAATTTGGATCGGAAATTGCAGTGGGATGCTCTGCCATATATTCTTCCATTAAATGCAATGCAGTTTCTACCAAATCAACAGCATAATTTTCCGAAAAAATAGATGGTTCATCTTCAAATACTAATGTATCAAGTATATCTTGTAACGGTTCTAAATCATATATAAAAGTAGTCATGCTATATATATTATTTAAATCTTTTTAATATATAATTATTTAATTATATAACAAATAAATAGTCATCTTAATTTTCATCATCTTCTTCTGAATCAGAATCATCTGCTTTTGCTTCTTTTTTTCGTATAGTGCCTTGACCTGGTTTTTTTGGAGCTAATGATTTAAGTGTTGAAACTCTTTTATCGATATTTTTGAGTGTAAAATGTTTTGATGTTTTCACATAACATAACGCTGGAATATCCTTAACAACTCCATTTTCCTTATCATATATAACATCTTTGACTCTCTGTAATTTTTTACGGTCTAAACAGTCTCTTAAAAATGTTATTAATAAATCAGATTCTTCATTTGAAAGATTATTTTCTTGCTTGTAATTTTCTACATAGTCTTGTAGCTTCCTAGTTTTAACTGTTTTATTTAACTTACACCATGGTTCGTTTACATTATTAATCTTTTCATTTTCTAAGAACTTATCCAAATTTGACAAGTCATTTGATGATTTAGTTTCTGGCAATGGCACACCATTTAAAAGCATAGTTTTGTACTTAATATTTTTGAGCTCTTGACAATCGGTTTTAATTGAGGAGTCTTCCATCTTATATAATATATTAAATTGAGTTTAACTTACTTTCGCAAAATATATATTTATCAAACAATATTTATATCAATTACATATTAAATATATTATATGGCTAATTTATATGGAAGACGAAACGCCTAAAAAAAGTATTACATATAATGCAGTAAATAAAATTGCAAAAAAACAGTTAATCAAAGAACATGTTAAAGAGAAGAATAAAAAACGAGTCGAATCTGAAAATTGGAAATTTAGTGTAGAAAATTATGCTTATGATAATCAGATTAAAATGATGAAAGATATATTATCTAATAATTATAACTATAATGATGATGTATCAAAAATTGCAATTCAACAAATAAATAGAAAAATATATGGTTATAAACAACAAGATATTATTAAAAAACTTTTAAACGAAAAAGATTTCATTACTTTACAGTCGGTAATAGATAAAATGATTGATTGCGAGTTAAAATGTTATTATTGTAAATGTGAAATGAATGTACTATATGATATCTCGAGAGAAATGAAACAATGGACAGTAGATAGAATTGATAATGACTTAGGACATAATTTAACAAACTATTATTTAGCTTGTTTAGAATGTAATTTAAAACGAAGAAGAAGAAGTGACGACAAGTTTTTATTTACAAAACAAATGAAGTTAGTTAAACTGCCTGGAGAGAATAATGATAATGATGATTCGTTAGTTTAATAATATTAATTAATCTTATATTATTAGACAATGGAAAATAGAAAAATAGATTATTGTGATGAATGCGTAAAAGAATTAGATGAATTTAACAAAGGTATTCGTAACTCTCGTTCAAATTATTTAGGCGAAAAAAATAATTGTGCAATTCATAATCCAAGTGTTAAAATTTACAACGCAAATGGTATAATTAAATGGACTGATAGTCAACCATATGAAAGATCTAGAAGAATGAAACATCAAATTGAAATGGAACAAGAGCAGTTTAGTAAAGAAATAGAATCGTCAGCATATACTTCTTCATTACATCATGACGAGAATACTTGGGATATTTTAAATCAATCACTGTCTGGTGCAGGTTTTAAAGTATCAAATAAGAGAGAAGAACTTGGCAATAAATTAGCTGGTAGAGAAATGATCCAACAAATAGGTTTCAATCCTTTTTTAGGTCAAACAAATTATGTTGATGATATTTCAATTCGGGACCAATTTTTAAAACCAATGAATACTACTCATGATGATACAAAAGCTCCGTTTAGTGCTTAGATTAAGCTAATGTCTTATTGCACATTGTATAAAGTAATCTATTAACAAAATAAGCAATAAACATATTAAACAAAATAATTAAACCATTTCCAACATTTCTAAATTTAATGTTACCAAAATTTTTTATTAAGTAATATATTTCTGTAGCAAATAGTAAGACTAGACTAATAAAAAATAATACTGATATAATAAGAAAATAAACACAAGCACTTTTATCTAAAGGTCCAAAAAAAGAAGTCATCAAATCCGACATTATAATATATATAAAGTTTTTTATTTAAAATATATATTTGCATATAAACAACTTAAATAAGTATTTAACAATCTATCATAATGAGCACCACTGTTAATTATACTACACAAAATGAATTATTACTAAATAATTTATTAGAATTTTATAAGGAAGAGGATAATCTAACAAGAATGTTAAAAATTATTACAGGAGAGTCTAAAATCTCTCTAAGAATTGTTGATTGGTTTGCTACTAATTATGCCAAAAAAAACTATACGTTATATGAAATGACTAATAAGAATGGTGACAATGTTCGTTTCAAAGTTTATTTTGATTATAAGCTTAAATTAAAAGCATATTCTAAGAAGCGTTTTGATCCATTTTGTAGATGGGATAGAATTAGTATTCCATATAAGGACGGGACATGTATTGAAACCACAATTGGACAATTAAATTTCTTTAAATGGGCTATCGAGAATAAGGTGATTAATTTTATTGAAGAGAATTACGAAATCATCGAGAAAGATATGAACAATCGTAATAGTACATCCAAGAGAAAAGAAAATGTTGATAATTCAAAGACGCGTAAGAAGAGAGAAGAATTATCTATTTCTGCAACAAAAAGCATCAAGAAGGAGGATGTTGAAATTGTTGTCAAGTTTCATTAATTAATCTACAATAATCTATTAAGTTCTATATTAGGACAAGAACCACAAAATTCTTCTAATATTTGTTTTTTATCTGTTTCAAGTCCAAAGTTTTTTATGAATAAAACAAGCGTTACATAATCCATTTGTAAAGAACCAACATTTTTTCCATCTCTCCACACCACATGATACATTTGCTTTGGCATTTGATATATTTCGCCTTTTTTATATTGTATTGATGGTATTGTAGGTTTAATAGGACTAAATTCAATTATTAGTTTATTCTCCATATTATCTTATTTTAATTTAAATTTTAAATTAAAATTAGAATCAATTTTTTATTAAATAATGAATTGAAAAACTTAAAATTATAAATTAATAAATAATAATGGGAAATAAGATGTCAACTTCAATAAAAATAAATTATGAAGATATTCAATATGTCTTAAAAAATCAAGAAGGTCATTTATTAATTAACACTCTCTCTGAGACTGAACAAGACTGTCTAATTATTAATACTATGAACATAAAGAATGAAGAGAATATCATAAATAGTTGTATAAAAAATGGACGGAAAGATATAAAGATAATCATATATGGTAAGAATTGCAATGATGAAAAAATATTTAATAAGTACAATCAACTGACATCTCTTGGCTTCTATAATGTCTACATATATGTAGGAGGAATGTTTGAATGGTTAATGCTTCAAGATATTTATGGAGAGAAAGAATTCCCAACGACAAAAAAAGAACTCGACATCCTTAAATACAAACCATATAAGGTGTTAAATGTTCAGCTATTAGAATACTAATTTGACAGCCATAATTGTCGGCCAAATTATATATTTAATTTGACTACTTAAAGACGGGAATACTACATTCTGAAGGGAGTTTCTTTAAATTGTTCGATTTTCTGTGAATTTTTCTTCCCTACATATGAAGGAAAATTCTTTCTTTTTGAAAATGCAAAAGTTTTTTGATTTTTAAAATTGGACAAAAATAAATGTCCAAATTTTAAATTCAAAAACACTCTTACTGACAAAAAATTTTATCTAGATAAAAAAAAATTATCGTCACATTTTAAACGATATTTTTTATTTTTTGTTACCATATTTTTTTATATTTTTCCTCAAAATCCATTTAGGAACTTTTTTATATAGGATTTATATAGGATGGTTCCTACACACGAAAGTTCCGCAAAGTTCCACTGTATTTGTTGTAACTATTTTACGTCTCGCAAAAGTCAATTTGAAAGGCACCTTTCAACCGATAAACACAATATCCTACAAAATCCTACATCAGAAAAGTTCGGCACCATAAAAACTTTTGTTTGTGATTGTGGCAAATCATATAAGCATTCATCTACTCTATATGCCCATAAAAAAACGTGCGTTTTTACAACCAATATAAATAACAATAATAATGAAAATAATGACAGGCTAATTGAGTATCTTATGAAAGAAAATAAAGAAATGAAAGAGCTTGTTTTAGAAATAGTCAAAAATGGCACTAACCATACTACTAACCATAATAATAATTCTATAACACATACCAATTCACATAACAAAGCATTTAATCTTAATTTTTTTCTCAACGAAACATGCAAAAACGCCATGAATATTACTGATTTTGTTGATTCTATTAAATTACAACTATCTGACTTCATAAATGTAGGCGAGGTTGGTTTTATAGAAGGCATTTCTAATATTATTGTAAATAACCTTAATTCTCTCGATGAAACTATCAGACCTATTCATTGCACAGACCAAAAGAGAGAAACATTTTATGTTAAAGATGAAAATATATGGGAAAAAGAAGATGAGAATAAAAAACGTCTAAAACAGATGGTTAAAAGTGTTGCATATAAAAATGAAAAACTTATGAAGACATATAAGGATACTTATCCTGATTATAATGACCCTGACTCTCATAGATCAGATCAATATAGCAAAACAGTAATTGAAGCTATGGACTGCAAAGAAGAAAGTAGAGAGAAAATAATTAAAAATATTTCTAAGGTAACTACTATTTCAAAATCTAATTAATTGCATTTTCCTCTAAATATTTATCAACAGCAATATTAGACAACTCATCCGCTCGTTTATTATGATTTCTAAATATATGAACATACTCAATAGTTTCAAAATGAGATTGTAATTCTCTCGCTTTTTCATATAATTCAATTAAATTTATTGATTTACATTTATATACACCTTTCATATGGTTTATAACTAGAAGACTGTCACCTTCTACTTTTAAATGTTTAATGCCTAATGCTTTTGCTTGTTGTAAACCTAAAATTAGTCCAGCATATTCTGCATGATTATTCGTAAAGTTTTCTCCGACAAAGAAAGACTCAGCCCAGTACTCTTTATCAAAGTGATAAATTACCGCACCTGCACCAGCTAAACCAGGATTTCCTTTACTGCAACCATCAAACTTCATTCTGTAGTCAAATTCCGGAAATATTTTTATACTTGCAGGTTTTTTACCTTTCTCTCCATTCTTTATAAAATAATCGTCGATTTTTGGTAGCATTATCGTATATATCTTTATATTTTTTTATTTAATATATTTTCAATTTTAATATATTTAAATTGATTTAAATATATTATTATTAAGTAATATAAAGAATGATACAAGGAATTTTCATTTTTTTATTCTTTCTAGGATTGACTTTTGCTGACACTGAATGCCCATATGTAACTACTATAGAAGATAGACGTGCTGATAAAAGTAAACTTAGATTAATCCAGTATAATGTCGAGTGGTTATTTATTGACTACTACAGTCCAATGAATTGTCCAGGAACTGGTTGTACATGGGTTAATCAATCTGAGGCCGAAATGCATATGGATTATGTTTCAAAAGTTGTCAAACAGCTTAATCCAGATATAATTAATTTTTGCGAAGTTGAAGGGTGCGATGAACTAAATATATTAAAGGATAAATTAGATGATAATTCTTATACTCCATATTTGAAGAAAGGAACCGACACAAGCACTGGACAAAATGTTGGCATGTTAACAAGAGTAGATCCTTTAGTTAATTTATATAGAACTGAACTTAAATATAATTATCCCATCCCTGGCTCTAAATGTGGTTATAATGGCTCAATTGGTTCTTCTGGTGTTACAAAGCATTATATTACAGAATTTAAATTTAATGGATATAATATAGCATTTATTGCAGCACATTTGTTAGCTATACCTACTGACCCTGCTAGATGTGCACAAAGAGAAGCTCAAGCTTCAGTTCTGCAAAATACAATTTACTCTTATATTGCTAAGGGATATGAGGTAATTATGCTCGGCGATTTTAATGACTATGATGCTGAAGTTCTAGATGTAAATAGTAACAAACC